TTTAGGGTGAAATCAAGGGAGGGATGGGTCAAGAGGGTCTTACTTTGAGAGATAAACAAGGAGAGGTCGTTGCAAACATTCGATTTGAAAGATTTGGAGATGAGGTGTCTATTGAAAAATCCGAAGTTACTCCAGAGCATCAAGGCAAAGGATATGGATACCTTGTCTATAGTGAATTGCTTGAAAGGCTGAGAAGCGAAGGCGTTAAGACTGTTTCTGGAATGGTAATCGACAATGCCGAAAGACCAATAAAGATTAGAAAGCGTCTTATCGATGTTGAGAATCTTAGAATAGGAGAGAAAGATTCAAGAACTGAAATACTAGATAAAAGACTCGACCAAGAAGGAAATAAACAAATAGATGTAGAGTCTTATCTGCATCAAAAAGCCCGCTACCAACCTTCCGAATACCAAGGCGGGGACGACTATTGGAAGCCCAAGAAAAATATCTTTGAATACAAAGACCAAGAAGGTCTCCTTGTTCGTAGACCATTTGTTGGCAATGACGAGATTACTGGAGATAAGAATGCCAGAGGATATTTAAGCAATCCAGCAGATTATAATCTAGACTGGACTGACATTGGTCATTATCCACAAATTAGAAAAACCAAAGAGTTAAACAGATGGGAAATTGAAAATTCTGGACTTTGGGTTGATGACATTAACAAGGGAATTCTTACTAAGAATCCAGCGTCAACCTCTGATAACACAGGCTATACGCATAGCGAATGGATGGAGACATATCAGTACGACGAAGATAAGCCCCCAGTCTATGGAAGATATGAAAAGCCAAGATATGATTCTAAAGGAAAATTATTAGAGCGTGGCAAGTTTAGCATAACTTCTAGATACTCTGACCACTTCAGCAGTATGAGCGAAGTGTATGAATACAAGAACAAGATAGCAAAGAAACTTGGCGTTAACCCAGAAGATGTTGATGCGTTTTATTTTGGAGCAAACTCGGAACTTAAAAAACAATTAGGTTATGGTTCTAGGGACAACTTGCCTGTTAAGTTCCAGCCAGCGGAAGGCGAAACTGACTGGAATACAGCGAGGGCAATTAAAGCAAGAGAAAATCAACCAAGAGAATTATGGAGATATCCAGATACTAAAAACTTTAGAAGTTGGGCAGAAAGACTTAAGTTTATTGGAAGCGAAGAAGACTCTAATAAGGCTTCAAATTACGACAAGGGTTTTGTCACTACTGTTTACAAAGGAGTTAATGTCCGCTCTTTTGATAGGTTTTCAGAAAGAAGTGTAGTTGATAGAAATGAGCGTTCATTAACGACAGACCCGAACTTCTTTATTGCCGATGAATCTGCGGCTAAGAGATATGCTGGAGGCGGTCACACTGATATCAGCGGTCTCAATGAAGACGCACAAAAGGTTGCTAGCAGAGGCAACGCTGATATGTATTATGTTAAGAGCAAAAACCCTGCAAATCTTCTTTCCGCACACAAGTTGGAACAAGCCAATCCTAAACTGTTTGAGGCTATAAAAGAGTTCTGGAACAAGAACATCAAGGAACAAGGTCACGATGTATTAGACCCAAGAACATCCATTGATAGATTCTTGCTTGAGATAGCAACTGGCAATTGGTTGAGCCCGAAGAAGGAGCAAACAATGCTTAAGCCGTTTGGTGAATCTTGGAGAATGGATAACTGGATTGATTTCCACGAACACCTATTAAGAAAAGGATACGACAGTATTGTTATACAAGATAACTCTGTTAGCAGAAAATCTCCAACTATTGTAATTCCTCAAGAAACAGCCAGCGTTAAAGCCTCTAGCAATTACGGAGACTTTTCAAAGACGGATACTAGATATAACTTCCAGCCAGCGGAAAGAGATGCCGCTCTTGTTCAGAATGGATTTGAAAAATCTGAATTAAACAAGCGGTTGGTTGACTCTGGTCATATCGTGCTTGGATTTGATGAGCGTGAGTTGGCTGGAAAGGCTGTCGTAATCAACAATCCAGACACAATGATGACTGGTACTCTTGAGACTCCTAGCGGCAGAATTCTTGCCGAAGGAGAAGGAGGTCTTAACTTTGTATCGAAGTTCGGAGATATCTGGGCTAACTCAAAGGAATCCAAGGCTAGAACAACAGCAAGAAATCTAGAGAAAGCACAAAAAGAAAACGGAGGAGTTGCATATCTTTCGCTTACAAGAGGCTCATTTGAGAACGCTCTGAACTCGCATACAGGTGCTAAGGCTGGAATGGGAATACTTGAGTACTTTGTTGAGCAAGGCTATATCAGCCTTGAGGAATTCAGAAATGCACTCAAGGATTCTGGAAGAAAGTACGGAATAGAATTCAACGCTACTCAATCAGCGAAGGCTATACAGGCTGAAATTGCCAGCAAGTTTTTTGGTGTCTCTGATTCTACATTTGAAAGAAGAGGAGATTTCGTAAAGGATGTCATCACTCATCTTGCGGAAAATGGAGAGTCTGGACATAAGAACATAGAAAAGATTTCAAACGCCCTTGGTGCTGACAGGCTTGGGAAAAAGATTCAGTTTGCACCTACTGGTATTCGTGAGGCTATTGGTCTAATGCTTTCGGACAAGAGGGCTAATGTTGACCCTAGTTATGTCTATGCTTATATCGAGGTAACAGGAAAGATATCGGTTGAGAAGACCGAGAATGGACATAAGAGTTACCCTTGGCATATCGTCCAGCGTGATGAAAATGGAAATAAGATTAGACCTAGGATGCTTATTCCAGATAAGACAAACCACGTTACTGATGTATTCTTGAATAAGGAAAAGAAGGAAGTACCAAGAAAGGGAGGTGCTACAAAACTTGGTAGCAATCAAGTCGGAGAAGCCTACGGATATGTAAAGGAAGCGTCATTGATTCCAGAAGGCAAAGAGCGTCTTAAGTGGCAACCCGCTGAAGGCTTCAGAGACTGGAAGGCTGAGCAGACAACTGCTGGCTCGCTCATCAAGAACTCTGCTGGCTTCGTCATCTCTAGGATTGGTAGCAAGTACAGGGTGTACAATCCGTACAAGGCTGTCATCGGGGTCTTCGACAGCGAGGAACAGGCTAAGCGTAGAGTCCAGCGTGAGGAGCCTAAGCGATGAATGTCGATGACCCAACCCTCCAGTCTGTCGTGGAGGAGTTCAAGCGGACTGGCTGGGTGATGGCTATCCTAGGAATGCTTGGGATGATTGCCCGTCTGATACTGACCAACGAGAAGTTCGTCTGGGCTATCTGGACTAGGAAGGCTATCGCTGGCGGTATCGTTGGTGTGCTGTGCTACTTTGGACTATACGAGGCTGACATCGCTCCGCTGTATCGTAGCGTAATCATTGCTGTCGCTGGTAGCATTGCTCCAGAATTGTTTGACATCATCAGAAAAAAATTTATCAAAACAGTAAAAGAATAATATGGCTGAAGAAAAAAAGAAACCAAGTCCAATTACATTTCGTGACAAAGAACACGAATGGCAAGTTCCAGAACTTTCTGATTTAGTACAAAAATACAGAGATTCATATAGAGGAATTCAATATTACACAGCGAACCCTCACATAGTAGAGGACAGGGCAAAAGAATATTACGAAGACCTTGTTATAGGTAGGGTTCTTGACAGTGACCCTCTTATATTTAGAAGCGGGATACCAGACAATTTATTGTTTGATGATGAAGACAACTTAGATGAAGCATTAGTAAAAGATTACAATTCTCGTCTTGGTTCAAATGAAAAGAGAATAAAAACAATAGATGAAATTAGCCCTGTTGATAGAAATTTCTTGCTTGCTGGTAGATTTAACCTTCTTAAACCCACAAATTACGAATCATTAAGAGACTTGGCATCTAGGTCTTATAATGAAAATGCTAAAAAAGAATATGAATCGTGGAACTATAAACCACAGTTTACAGCCGAAGGCAATCAATCATTTCAACCTTCAAGAGCAATGTTGTTGGCAGGAAAGGCTTATGACGCTCAAACAATAGACCCTACTTATCCTATATTCCTTCAAGTTTCAAATCCTTATAATCCTTGGGGGGTAGGCAACCCGTTAAGACAACAGTTCATAAGAGAGAATACATCATTGCCACCTGTTGAGTTTGACAACAAACTAGCAACATTGGATTATATAAATCAACCACAGTCATTAACAGGAAGAGAACTTGATAAACATCGTCAGTTTTTAAGAACTTTAGCAATTAAAGATAACTATCCAGAATACAGTCATACTCAGTTAAAGCCAGATGTGCCAGCAAGTAATCCAAATCCTCAACCAGCATCTCAAGATGATGGGTCTTTCTTTTCAAAGATTTCTAGATTCTTTATAAAGTAATATGGAGCCATATTCTTACAATAACTTTAGAACAGAGGCGTATCAAAAAGGTATGTGGGGAATTGATATCCCAGATACATCAAGTTATAGAATCTCCGTTGATTGGCTTAACGATGGAACACCGCCAGTCTACAAAGATATCCTTAGAACTGGTCAAATAAGAGGAATTGAAACATCAACAGGTGATGCTTACTTTGCAAAAGGAGCCCCAGCCACTCAATTCCTTGGAAATTCATTAGACAAAGGAAGGGCTAATGTAAGTAATGTTTTAATAGAAGCCAGCAAAAGATTTAACTTAGATAATAACAAACTCTATATGCCAAGCGGTACTGGTCATAATGGTTTAGAGTGGTCTAACAATGCACGATACGGACATTGGCAAGCGTTAACACCAAAAGCAAATCCTACATTTTTTGAAAGAGTAAATCCGTTGAATCAAACAGGTTTAAAGGTTACTGAGTTTCCATCAACTCCTTATTTTGCTGGTAACAGGGTTGGCTTTGAAGGAGGAGCCCCAAAAAGCAATGTTAAGTTTGATTACACTAAACCATTCTTTCAAACTGCTCCATTAACTCACGCTAAAAACTTAACTCATATAGCAAATACTTTAGTTGAACAACCAGAAGTTACTAGTGCCATTAGGGGTGCTGGAACATTTATGAACTATGCTGGCATTGTTCCTCTTGTCACATCTGAAGTTAGAAGACAGAAGGCAGACTTTGAGAATCCTGTAACTGGAGAAGTCTATAAGAAAGATGAAGTAACTACTGTTGACGGCAGGACATATTCTAATTCAGACCTAGAGACAATCGCAAGATACCATCCAGACAACGCTGACCTGCATCCAGAAATTACTGATGCTATGCGTAGAAAGTTTAATCCTAAGTGGTTTGAGAAGTGAGCAATAGTTTCCAAATCATAGCAATCTTCTTTGCATTTGGATACTTGGTTGGTTGCGTAACTCCAGAGCAACCTAAGGTTATTACATTAACCAATGAGGAAAAAGACAAGTACATTCAAAGGGTCGAGGAAATCGTCTCGGAGTCAGCCTCAGCAATCGTGGCTGTCGCTCCTTCCCTTCCTGCTGGAATACCTAGGGACATTATTGAATCGCAAGGAACAAGGCTCTCTGGGGTCGCCAAGCCGTCAGTCGAATCAGTCGGACGATACGCTCGGATGGTTAAAGAAAACGACTCCAAAGCCGTCAAGAAGGACAAAGAAGAGGCATTGAAGGTAGACGCTGAGACCGATACGCTTTACCAGATGGTCTTGGATAGGGAGGTAGAACTAGATGAAGCCAAGGCTGAGCGTGACTTGGCGATTGAGGAGAAGAAGCGTGAGTTCAAGGAGAAGGTTCTCTGGCTTCTTACCTGCGTGGGGCTTGCAGTATCAACAGGCGGCTTGCTTGTAATAGCCTTTACTCCGTGGAAGACTAGGGGGTTAATCCTTATCGGAGGAGGGTCGCTTGCGGTGATGTCAGTCTGGGTACTTGACAGCGACTGGTTCAAGTATATATTGATTAGCGTTTCCGTCTTGGCTGTCTTGGATTTGCTTTGGCTGACGCTACGCTGGCAGTTAAAAAGAAGTAAGGCACGGGTCGAACCCCAGACCTAATTCTGGCTCTGAACAACTTGCGTTGGATTAGGTTCTTGTCCAGAAGACGCTTGAGCAGTTTGTCGGTTGTGACTTGGGACTTCTTAAATAAAGCACAGACCTGCTGGCGGGTGAGCCAGCCCTTTGGGATGATATCTAAGTCACCCTTCTGGGACAGGAACTGTAGTTCCTTGTACTTGCTTGGAGTCATCAGATGTCTGTGTGAGAATAAATCCACTTCTTGCCTACCTTGTGGGCTTGCCAAATCTTCCAGTTGTTGCCCTCGATGTATCCATAGAGCCAGCCCGTAGCCCACTTGCTAGTGGCGAATCTATTCTGGGCATATGACATTTCATCCTTGAGGCATAGGCAACCGCCCGTGAAGCCTACGCAACCGCCCCAGCGTTGAGCCGTGACCATCTGCATAGAGTGAATGTGACCGATGATAACAGCACCACCCCTGTCGGCATAGTGGATAGCGTGTTCCTCTACGGCATTCTTGCCGCACTTGTAGCCGTGACAGGCACGGACTTTGCCTAGGGAGTACACGCCCTTGTCAGCGTGATATGGGATAATCTTCTTGCACCCATTGGCTCTGAGGCAGGTCAGAATCTCGTCTAGGATTTCTTGGATGAGTTCCTGCTTGCGTCCGATGTTGTTCTCGATGCCCTCGTACAATCTGTATTCGTGGTTGCCCATCAGCATCACAGTAGGTTTATAGTTCTCGATGAACCACTTGCCCCACTTGATGTCGTCCTTCAAAGACTGATTCTTTTCTTCAGCATCAGCGGACTTGCGGTACGGACGGATGTCGAAGCAGTCACCCCCGTGGATACGAACATCTGGTTTAAAGTCTTTGCAGAAAGCAAACAGGGCTTCAGCCGCCTTCTTGTCTACCTTGTCTCCGTGGTTATCGGAGGCATATACAAATTTGATTCTCTTAGGTTTGCTCATTGGAAATATCGAAGGTGTCGTTACGCAAGACCTTGAACTGGTCAGTACGCATATGACGGATAACCCCGTCTTTCTCAAACACAATAGCAAAGATATCGTTAGACCAAGTACCCCCGTCACGAACATACATCAGCCAGCCATAGCCGATGTCGGTGCTGACTGGGATGGGGTTTCTGAATTCGTGAATCACGACTGCACCCCCTTGCGTAGGCGTTCAAGTTCATCAATCAAGGCGGCAACCTGCGTCTTCAAGCCATAGACCTCGTTGTTGGCTTTCTGCCATTCACGAACCAGCCTGTCCTCGTTTTCCTTCTCCATCTGAAGGTCGGAGGTCAGCCGCTCGACCTCGGACTTGAGGCTATCGCACTCGACTGCCAGCACGCTGTTCTCCGCTTGGCGGGCTTGGCACTCGTCCTTGAGGCGGGCGTAGTCGGCGTGCAGGACATACTCGCCTTCGGAAAACTCCATCACTTTGGGTTCAATCATTTGGGCTTGGTAGGACGGCTCAACGCATTGAACCACGGGCTGGTATCGCTTCGGCTCGCTCACAGCCTGTTTTCCTTTCGCATCATCTCAAGGTCATAAAGGCAACGCAACCATCTTTCGTGGTCGGTCTGAGCCTCGATACGCCAGTACTTGACTTCGTGTCGTAGGGCTTCGTTCTCCTTGCGGAGCGACTCCATGTCGTCAGCAAGACCCTTCAGTTCGTTGAAGAACTTATTTGTTTCGCTGGGCTCGTAGGGCTCGTTCATCGATGGCGTATTTGTATTCCTTGTTGTCCTTGTGGTTGGACTTCTCAAGGTTCTTGATAAAGGAATCAAGGTCTCTGTCGCTCATACTTTGCATAGACTTCCTGTCAGCGTACTCGTACTCCGTGATTAGCGGAGGCAGGTTGTACTTGCCCTTCATCTTTGCCAGAGAATCGTGGCGTACATTGAACTCTGCCCCCGCTTGCTTTGCTGTCAAGCCACGGGCTAGGGCGATGCGATAGATTTCCTTGAGGGTCATTACTTCTTGGTGCGGAGGTCGTACCATTCAGCCCTGCACTTGAGCATCCCGTTGGTCGTGCCGTCAAGACGCTTGAGGTACTCAAACATCTTATCTCCTGCTTCTTCGTAAGCCTTCAACTTGGTTCTGGCTTCGGCAAGGTCGGCTTGGAGTTTAGCCAAGTCGGGAGCCTCCAGTTTAGAGACAAGTTCCTTGGGCTCAAGACCCAAGATAAGGGCGGCGGCTCGCTCAGAGTTCCTGCGAGCGTCCCAGCCAGCCTTACGAGGGACGAACCCCTCGGCTTGGCTGATGATTTTCTCTGCTTGTTCCATAGGAATAGTTAAGAACTTAGAAACGGGACGCTTCTTCTGGGAGATGATTGCGTGACGCAGGTAGGTGATGCCTTCGGTTTTAGGCTGGTAATCAGCCATTGGACGGCTCGTCCTTCTTGAACGCAGACAGGACATCCTGCTTGTTCATCCGCTTCATCTTGCCATTGATGATGAGGTTGAAGTAGACCTGCCGATGAATCGGGCAGGGCTTGAGGAGGCGAGCGACAGTACCATCGGACAGGAGGATGTACGAGGTATTGGGAACTGTGATATACTGGTTGGACATATTATTTATGGGTTAGGATTAGAAGGGATTGTCTTCGCTGGCGGGAGCAGAGCCTTGGGAAGCGTTCCAGAGACGGACAGCCTCAGCCTTGACAGCCAAGTCCTTGGCAGAAGGATTAGGATTATCCCCGTACGGCTTGGGTTGCCACTTGGTGGCGAAGTACTTCAAGTCACCGAACTTGACGGCTCGGTCTTGTTCCTCAAGCGGGAGGCTGGACAGGGGCTGACCCTTGCGGTCACCGAAGGGGGTGAGGACAACGCCACCAGCGACAGCAGGGGCAGGGGCAGAGGGAGTCTTGGCAACAGCCACAGGAGTCTTGGCAACGGGCTTGGAAGCCTTGGCTTGGCGGTCAGCCTCTGCATCGTCATCCTCCGTAGCCACGCCAGCAAGGGAAGCCAGAGCATAGCGTCGAAGATAAGTTACGATTGCACCACCCTGTTGACCAGACATACCCTTCTCGCAGGGGATTAGGCAACGCTCCTCAATCGAAGCACCAGATTCGTGCAGGATGATGGTCTTGACACCCACGGATTCATAATCGCCAGAGGGCAACTGGAGGACAGTCAAGCCGTGCTTCTTGAGCAGGGGCTTCAGAACCTCAAGATGCTTGGAGAGGCTGGCGAACTTGGAGCGGAAGTGCGGATTGTAATCGTCAGCAAGGATGTCGGAGGTCTCGGAGATGAAACCGATGAGAGCCTTGTTGATGGCGGTCTGTTGTTCGGGAGTATTGGTATGCATAGGAAGGAGAGGTTGGAGGAATTTGTCGTACTTCATTGGTGATAAGTAGGGGTTACTTGTTGTCAACGCTTTTCTGTAAGACATCCCTAATAAAATCTGAGCGGGTTGCGTATTTACTTCTTGACACAGCGTTGATGCGGTTGAGAAGGCGTTCGGTCACTCGGACAGTCAGCATAATTTCTTTGTTGATGTGTTTGGTTTTCATCGGGAGAGAATGTAGTTGGCTCGCTTGAGGATGGATGTTCGCTTGCCGTCAAGGGCATAAGAATTGATGTTGAAGTCGTAATTCTTAGCACCAGAGAATCCCATATTCCAAGCCATATAGAGTTTGATGGGCGTGACCTTTACCTTGAGCGTGGTGAACTGCTTTTCTAAGATGCACATATATTCCTTAGCAAGCATCCTAGAGATGACAGGCTCTTTCATAAACTTCATATTGAAAGTGAAGTCAAAGTATCTTCCACGCAAGTCCGTTCCAGTCCTGCGATACAGGTTTGTGACTGATTCGTAGACAGCCGCCTTGTGCATCTGCCAAGCACCAAGAGCCTTGCCCCCATCGCCAACGGCTTCGTGGTTGTAGTTGGATTCGATGATGGCGAACTTATCCACAAGTTCATCGGTAACGATGGATTTGGCTTTGAGGCAGGAACAACCAATCAGCAGGGCGAGTAGGCGTTTCATTGGAAATCGAGGTAAAAACAAATGGTATTACAAGTCAAGTGGATTATGAGCAACCTACGATTCTGAAATAGTCTTTCAGTCTGCGGATGAAGGCAACGCCCGTTTCCTTGTCCTTATTCTCGAAACGCTCCAGCAGGGTCGTGCCGTTGAAGTTCGTGCTGATGATGGTAGTCCTGCGGTTGACAGTACGCTCGTCCACGATGGCGAATAGGTCGCTAGCCATACGGGAGGTCAGACGCTCCTTGCCCAAGTCATCGATGACCAGCAGGGGATGCTCGATGAGGCTGTCCAGCATCGTGCCGTGCTTCTTGGTGTCGAAGCCCTGCTCAATCATAGATTCGATTTTACGCATCGTGAGGAACAGGTAAGGCATATTGATATCTTGATTAGCCTTCTCGACCCACATCCTGCGGACGATTTCCCAGAGGGCTCTGGTCTTGCCCACGCCCGTAGTTCCGTGGATGAGCAATCCAGTCTTATCTCCTTCGGGTCGCCAATCGATGACCTGCTGGATTTTTTCGTGAAGGCGATTGATGTCCGTGTCTTGGAAGACCGCTGGCATCTGGGTAGGGAACTTAGGCTTGGACAGCCCGTCACCCTCGACCCTAGACAGGTCTAGGTGGTCACGGCAGAGGTGGTAGCGGACGAGCCTGTTCTCTTGATTTACGAACAATGCTCCCTTGCGTCCGCAATGACAGGCGATGTCGCTCATTAGAGTTTGATGTTCTGGTCAAGGGTCTGCCAGCCTTCGCCCTCGACATAGGCACGGACGCTGATGCTGACAGAGCCATCACGGAACTGTGCATTAATATTATAAACATCGTTCTCGATGCTCATATTACCTTCGCTGGTACGCATCGTGTTGCCCCAGTCTTCGATGAAGTTCACGATGATGTTCTCAGCCCAAGCACCAAAGCCTAGGCGGTTAACTTGCTGTTTGATGTGTTCTCCTTGGGTCATATGCGTCAGAATGAGTCGTGGTCTTTAGATGTCAAGGTATTTGTATTACCGCCAACAGAGCGAGCAGGTTCAAAAAGACCCTGCCATCCGTTCTTGATGGATTGCTCGATGGCGATGATTGCCTTCTGCTCGCCCCACTTGGCGAACTCTCGCCATTGGGCTTTGACTGTAGATTCCTTGATGGGCTTCTTGATTTCCTTTCGGTAGGTAATCCAAGATAGCCAAGCCTTGCTGAAGGCTTCAGATTCAAAGGGGAGTTCAACAACCCAAGGGGCGTTAGCCCTTGTATCTTTATCCTCTTTATTATACTCTTTATTATATGGGTGCAGAATTTTGCACCCCTCCCCCGCAGATTTCTTCACCCCCCCCCGCAGTTTTTTGCACCCCCCTAGGGCGATGGACTCCACAGTTCGGATGACCCGCTTGCCCCTGTAATCTTCCCGCTGGATGAGACCCTGCCCATCCAACTCAGCCAGCAACCCCTGTACAGCCCTCTCAGATGCCCCCAGAACCGCTTGGAGGTAGGCGTTGGAGGCGTAGCACCCATCCTCCCCGTCCAAGCCCGCCACGACCCCGTAGAGCAGTTTTGCGGAGGTGGACAGGTCTGGGTGCTGGAACACAGCCTTGGGAATCCAGATTCCCGTGAACTTAGGTTCGCTCATCAGAGTACGACTTCTTCGTCAGAGTAGGCAGGGTAGACACCGCTCTTTTGGCAATCAGAGTAGCGATAGACCGCCTTAGCCCAGACATCAGCCGTATAGGTCAGCCAGTTTTCTGAGATAGAATAAACGCCAACCGCATACGGGGGCTTCTTCTCACAGGCGATGAAATAGAACTTGGTGAACTTCTTGCCAGCATTATGAATCAGCCAAGGATACTGAATGTTTTGCAAATCATAACGCCTTTCAAAGATGGCTTTTTTGAATCCATCGGGGCTGGCATCCTCAGCCGACTTGAAGTCAATGATGAATCCTTCTTCTTCGCAGTAGGCATCCAAGCGACCCTTCAGCCGAACATTGCCGTCCTTGGTCGTCCCGAAGACAGCAAGTTCCTTGTGCGTGATTTTGGAAATCAATTCACGGGCGAGAGGGTGACGCAGGATGGATTCACGCATCCGCTGAATGGTCTCCTCATCTTCAGAATCAATAATCGCCTTGCCGACATTCTCTACGGCAAACCGCTCATTATACTCCTTACCATCCTTGGTACGACCATCGACCTTCTTCTTGACAGCGTAGAAGGCGAGAGGGTTGTCCTGTAGCATCAGAGCGTGGAACGCAGTACCCACCTGCATAGCCTTGGTGGGCTCTTGCACCTCTTCCGTAGCCGAGAGGTAGTGGGCGGGACTGGTTAGGAAATCCTTGAGAGAGGACTGGCTAAGCCCGAGAGCCTTGCGGTAGTCCTGCTCGCTGATGTCCGTGAGAACGCTAGCGTCTTTGCCAGCGATGAACTGTTTGATGAGCGTGTGCATTGCTCCAACAGGCTGGAGCGTGTATCACAAAGCGTCAAGCCTTTTTCCTTCTCTCTCTAGCCTTTTTATTTCTGCTCAAACGCTTCTCGTCTTCGGTCTTGTGCGAAGGGTGAATCTCCTCACGCTGACAGGCTGAAAAGAAATTCCAATACCTTAACACCCTGTTCACGAAATCGTATCTGGTCTTTTCCCTTTTAGCCCTGTTCGCCAGATTTGCAATCTTACCCTCGATGCCGTTGCAGTTCCCGCACAGCACCCCACGGATACGCCCAGAGCGATGGTCGTGGTCGAGGCAGGGCGTGACCTTGGACAGGTCGATGTCGCACAGCCAGCACTTGCCTCCCTGCTCCTGTGCAATTTTATTTCTAAAAAGCGGGATGTCTTTAATCTTAATTCTCATTTGTCGTCTGGTGTGAACAGGACTCCGAGCCAGCCGATTAGCCGTAGCAGGGCAGAGCCAGCCACTAGGCAGAGGAAGGTGAATACTAGGAACTCCATAAAATGTATGATAATGCTTGCTTTTGTGGGTCAATAAGAATAGTTGACAGGAAATGGAATACGAATCATCGCCAGAACGCCTCCCCACCAACCACGCAAAAAAGAATCGTGGTAAGAACCTGCCCAAGGAAAAGATAACTCAAGTCGAGGAACTTCTTAAACAGGGCAAGGGCATCGTGGCTGTCGCAGAGGAAACAGGAGTCTGTAACAACTCCGTAATAGGGATTCAGAAAAGGATGGAGGATGCAAACGGATTTCAATCTGGAACTTGGAAAAAGAACACCGCTAGGATTATGTCTGAGATTGTGACCAGAGGCTCGCAGAGGCTGATGTCCGAAATCGACAACATCCCCGCTGGTCAACTGCCCCTTGCCATCGCCATTATGACCGACAAGGTGATGCAGTTGCAGGACGCTCCCAGCGTCATCGTGGAGCATCGCCTTAAGGTTCGCCACGAAGACATCAACGCTATGATTAAAGGGGACATCATTGACATACCCCCAGCCGAAAATAAGGATTGACATCGGTAATACTAGTTTATGAATACTGAGCCCGCTATGTATCAGTATCGGTTCAAGAACCTAAACATTAAACACGAAGGAATGGACTTCCTCGTCAACGGGGTCGCCAAGTATGTAATCGAAGATTACGAAGAAGACGGCAGACAGGCTGGATTTGAAACAGCGGAACTTTACGATGCCTTGGGCAAGGACGGCTTCATCACCTCAAAGGAGGTGCTTGGCTACCTGTCCGACAGCACAGTCGCTACGCTGAACAACGACAGCCACCTCTGCCGTATCCTTGGCGGGAAGATTTAACCAAGGTTTCTGCTCCAGCATACAGGCTGGGCAGAACTTGATTACGGGAGTACCGACATTGAAGATTACGAAACAATCTTCACCGCAGGAGGAGCAGGTACTCAAGAGCGTTTATTGATTACGATAAACTCGTCCCCGTCCTTCACCAGCCGAACCATATAGCCCTGCTTCACGGGCGTGTTGTCGTAATAGTTGATGCTCTTGTGGATGTCCTTGTGGGCGTAGAGCCCCTCGTAAGAGCCCTTTGGGAGTTTGCGTTCCTCCACACGGAAGACGGACGCATCCGTGATTCCAATCTTCTTCCCGTAGGCGAGAATCTTTTGCTGTTCCATAATTAGGACACCTTGGACTTGAGTTCGTCCAGAGTCATATCGAAAAGAGTATAACTTTTATCTAGCGTCCAGTTGAGCGTCCGCTTGATTTCAATTTTGTGAATCGAGTCGGACTCGGGGTACTTTTCGTACAGCCCTTTGAAGTGTTGCGTCCACTCCTCGTAACCAGCAAGGGCTTGTTCAGCGGTCTTGTGGTCGTTAGTGAAGATGTTGATGACACCACCGCAGACCTGCACGACAATCAGCGTGTAGCCGTAGGTGTATTCATCGAACTTTTTATCGTAGTCCATATTTTTATTGGTTGGTTTCGTGGTCGTTAGGGAGAGTAGAGCAAAGTTCGTAGTCATCGTTGAGGGTTTCAACAACAATTTCCTCAATTTTTTCCAAGTCTTTTTTAGTCAGACCAGAGATAGGATTTTCCTCCTTGGTCTCGTAATAGCGAATCGTAGCCTTGAAAAAGAAGGCGTGGAGTTCCTCGGGCTCGCCATACTCGCCAGAAGACAGGTCTTCCAACTGGTAGGTAGCAGTCCCGCTGACCTTGATGAACTCATCCCCATAGGGGACTTTGAGTCGATTGAAGTGATGTGAGTATTCCATTTTTATTCGTCGTTATAATCGTTAACTTCGGTTTGGCAATCGCTGGGCTCGTAGTCCCCGTTTGCTAGGTCAGCGATAATCTCAGCGTAGTCTGACAGGGTAGCATCGCTACCCATCCACGCCTCGACCATTTGAGCGTCAATTGTGTTCTTGTTCTTCTTGTTTTTGTTTTTCATATTTATTCTTTGGTGATGAGAAATTCTTTTAGGGATTCAAGTTCCTTGTACATCCGCTCGGCTTGGACGCTAGTCCACTTGTCCTGCGTGTCGTCGAACCATTGCGAGAGCAGGATGGTTCGGCAGGTGTCGATTCGGTTGTCAACAAAATCGATGTCTCGGTCTTTTAGGACGATAATCATAGGTAATAGTTATGCTTTTTTCTTTTTGTGATACAAGTCTTTTTTAGGAGAAAGTTATGGGGAGGTTTTTCCTCCCCGTGGTATTATGCCCATTTAGTTTTTAGGGTTAAAGGGAGACGGCAGGTTCAGCCCCACTAGCGTATGAACAACATCGCTCTGGTTATTTCTAAATCCAGAAGGCTTCCTGCCGTCAAAGGTGATTAGGAAAGCCTCTTGGCTTTTACCTGTTTCTATTATTTTAGGGTTTAATGATGAATACCACCCGCAAGAAACAGAACCTAAAAGCAAGATGGTTTTTTAAAACCCATTCGGGCTTCTTGCTAAATTTTCCGCATAAAGGGGAGTTACCCCCTGCTTTACTTCTTAACCTTGTTCCTGCCGTTGCCCAGCATATAGGAAGCCAGAGCCGCATCAAGCGTCTTCTTGCCACCATTATGTTCCTCTAGGCAGTCCAGCAGTTTATCGTGAACGTAGCGGTCAAGCGACTCAAGGAACTCTTTCGAGACTCGCTTGTTGAAGCCCTTAGCCTTGTCACGGATGTTTCTGGCTTTGATGTAGTATAGCATATGCGGATGTGAAAGAACGTAAAGTTAGAGAATCAATTTGTAATACCATTGCAACCAAAAAGAAGGGGTTAGTTACCTCCCCCCTCGTAACTAGCGGACGATGAAGTCAACTTTCACGCTATTGAGCATAAAGGACTTCACCTGCTCACGCACGATGGACTTGAGTTCCTCCGTATCGCCGAAGGAAGCCTTATCCATATTGTCCACGACCTCCTTAACCTTATCTTCGATATCCAGTTCCTCGATAGCCTCTTCGACCTTGTCGGAAACCTTGCTTTCGACTTCGTCGTCCACATAGGACTGGGAAGCGATATCGTTATCATAGATATAAGACTCAATGCGGTCGTTAACTTCGTCTTCGCTAACGTACTGAGACGGGTCGAACTCCTCCATATCGTCCACCTTAGCGGTCACCTCGTCCACCTTAGCGGACAAGCCTTCCTGAGCGGTGGTGAGGTCACGCTGGAACTTTTTCAGTTCAGCGATTTCCTCAGCGAGCGTGTTCAGACCCAGCAGTTTCATAATCAGCGTTTTCATCTTTTTGTGTTTTGGTTTTTTGGTATCCCGCTCCAGCGAGTTTGCTGGTTTACGGAAATTGATTTCAAAGAGCAGTAGGGTTATTCACCCTACGTACCCAATTGAAAGAACTTTGACGGGAGTCTCAAGCCCTCATTCAAGGATTCTGCACGCAGTAGATTTGCTAATTGGCATATAAGATTTACTAATCCTGCCCCCAGAATATTATAGAATTATAAAATAATGAGACTAACTTGAGACAGGAATCTAGAACAGGATTCTGGTCGGCTAATCATTATAACATTACCTATGATTACAAGTTATAATCCAGCCTTGCAAGGCTATAGCAGGGACTATGCCAAAGCACCTGCAAAGGTCTAGATTGCCCTAGGAGGGTGGCTTCTCCCGCCCGTGTAAGACCCTTGACCACCCCATCAAACAGCCTCCTAGGGGCAAAAGAACACGCATCGTAACTCGTTGAAACTCAATGACTTACAGCGTGTAATTGTAAAGAGATTGTAAATAATACCCTGCATAAGAATTGCTAATAGGTGTCGCCCTGCAATGGACTTGGCAAGACTCCTGCTAGCACGACCAGACGCTCTGAATCCTGATATCCTGACCTAAGATATAATGTTAAAAAAGTGTAAAGAAGCCTAATCATCTAATCGTGACCCAAGAACCTATGTATGGTTCATATACCAATCATATAATGTAAAGAGAATGTAAAAATGCAATCCTAGGGGTCTAGGAGGCGATTCTAGGGGGGTATCCCATTTGCCAAGGGTCTTGCATAGGGAAACGAGGATTCGGGCATATGTGCAAAAATCTACACAGGGACTTGGCACGATACTTGCTAGGGGGCGAATCTGGGCTCAAAAAAAAGTTAGAAAAAAATGAGATAGGGCTTGATGCCGTGCAAGGATTCTGATTCTGTCTTCTCAAGCGAGGCTGACCTACGGGTTGCCAAACCCTCGCCCAGAACTTTGACAGTCTACTAGGAATCCATAGGGCGAAACAAGCGGGACGCAGGTGCGTCCCTTGTCTAGCGGTCAATCCGCTACTGATGAGCCCACATCAGATTCCTAAAGCACCCTGCTCGGGTCGAGCCCCTAGCCAACGCTGGGGTGACAGTAAACTAGAAATATGGTCAATCCTAACGACGAAATCGAAGACCTCGAAATCGTGGACACGCTGGATAGCGTGGACTTCGAAGTCGGGCTGGAGCGTCTCAACCTGTCCAACGGGACGCCCACCCCTGCCTTCGCCACTGTCCGTAAGGACAACGGCAAGGTTCTGGGCGTGGTCGGCGAACGCTACACCCCGATGCAGAACAGCGTCCTGTTCCCCGCTGTGGAGCAGGTCTTCCGCTCCAGCGGTCACAGGTTCGAAGCGAAGGGCTTCAAGGTCGTGGACGATGGTCGGCAGGTGCGGGCTCAGTTCCGCTTCCCCGACATCACTGTGAACCTCGGGAAGGGCGATGAATCCTGTCTCCAGATTCTGGTTCAGAATTCCTTCGATGGTAGCCTCAAGGTTGCCTTCGACCTCGGGTTCTTCCGCTTCATCTGTTCCAACGGACTCAAAGTTCCCCTGTTCAAGGGTAGCACCTTCTCGCTGATGAAAAAGCACACTGCTTCGCTGAATCTGGATTTCACCGCACACGCTCTGGAGCAGTCCATTGCCAGCGTTGGCGATGCCCGTGAGACCTTCACGCTCTGGAGCAAAACCCGTCTCACTCAGACGCAAGGTCACAAGGTTCTGAACGGGCTCGTGATGGCGAAGGCTATGACTGCCAGGATGTCTGACGGGGTACGTGAAATCTGGGATAAGCCCTCCTATGAGCAGGACAGCGAGCGGAGCGTGTGGAGTCTGTACAATGCGACCACTCAACACCTCACGCACAATGTCGCTCCGAAGCGGTTCAACCTCAGCGAGCGTGTGAATGACCAAGTCTCCCGTCACCTGCGTACGGGCGTCTACCACGGCATTGAATCCCTGTTCGTCGATACGCTCCCGAAGCGGGGCGATTTGAACTAACATCAACTGACACGGCAGTGGGGCGAAAGCCCCCTGCCCTCTGTCACCATATCCAAATCCTAACTACAGAAAATGAAACTCCTGTTCCCTCGCAAGGCTCAGAAATCTGAACTCACGAAGGTCTGCCCCATCTGCGAGAAGCGGAAGCGTATGGAAGCCTTCCCCGTCACGCACAAGGCTAAGGGCTACCTTCACTCCTACTGCAAGCCCTGCCTCTCGCTGTACGGGAAGCACCGCTACCAGACCCTCAAATCCAAATCCTAATGCGTGAAGCCCTCCTCGGCATCGCCCTCGCCCTCGCTGGCTGGGCGTTCGCCTACGCCCTCCTCAGCCTCTGATTCAGATTCCTAGTAGACTGCCACCCCGAGACCCTAGCCTAACCCGCTAGGGTTTCCTCGTTTCTAGCCATCTCCCTGCCTCCCTACGCCCCTGCAATCCCCTTGCCTATACCCTACCATACCCCAGCCCCTAATCCCGCCTCCTAGAGCCTCCCAGACCCCTCTATTCACCTGCCTATTTTCGGGCAGAGCCCTTGATAGCCTGTTTTACTTTCCTTTTACAATCCCTTGGATTCATATCCTTTTTGCATTATAGTATAATTATATAATATCTTTATATTGGGATGGGTTCAGTCCCATTGGACACTTTTATAATAATCCTTATATAATTCTATTATAATCCTTTTATACTTTTATAATATCCTTTTTATAATAGTCCTTTTATAATTCTACTAGATTATTATAGAACCCACCCCCACGGGGGGGGGAGTCCTTTTACTTTTTGCTAGGCTTTGTTTTAACCGATAGCCCCAGATAAATTTTTTATCCCAATAAGGCTTAAGGTGTAGGCTTATGGCTTATAGAAGAGGGATTGTTAAGGGAGTATAAAGGGTATGTGGTCAAGCGAAATGAGGCGGCTGTACCGATTTAGTACGATTCGTGTTGACAGAGATGTATTGCAACCCCCTAATAACCCCCGTGGCTTCAACCCCCTCAATCCCCCGTATTCTCGGGGGACGGGTTTTAGAATTTTTTGTTGACTTAAAGGATTCTCTTGGGAATAAAGGGTAAGTTGTTCTTTGAAACGCCTTGTTAGCACAGCGGTAGTGCGACTGTTTTGTAAACAGTAGGTCGTTGGTTCAATCCCAACACAAGGCTCCATTTGGGTGCTAGCCTAATGTGGCTAGGCATAACGAATATATACAGGAGTAAATGCCTAATGTATGTGTCCAGATTATATATAAGTTATGACTGTGCGGTTCAAATCCCACACACCCACCAACTAAGCCGTGGAGGTAATTACTCCGAAAGTAGGTGTCAGTCCTACGGCTTCTATGGAGGATAATAAAGCAAAGTCTATGAAGCATACAGTATGTAACGGCTGAACAGGCTTGCGGCTCGATGCCGTAGGTATGCAGAGACGATGCAAGGATAGCGGTTGGCTTTGATATCAAGCCATAAGTACCTTGGATGCCGCTAGTGCGTCCATATCAACCTAACGAAGAACAGACCTGAATAAGACGAAGGAACGGCATCATTTAGAGGGGTGGCAGAGTGGTCTATTGCGGCAGTCTTGAAAACTGTTAGGTGTAAAAGCCTCGTGGGTTCAAATCCGACCCCCTCTACTTTACGACCCATAGTTCAACGGATAGAACACCCGCCTTCTAAGCGGGTTATCTAGGTTCGATTCCTAGTGGGTCGATTGTACATCGAGTAGCGTAATGGCATCGCACCTGCTTTGGGAGCAGGGGATTGCAGGTTCAAGTCCTGTCTCGGTGATTTCACAGACCCGTGGTGTAATGGTAGCACTAGAGATTTTGGTTCTCTCTGTCGGGGTTCGACTCCCTGCGGGTCTATGGGGGCTTCTTTCAATGGCAGGAAACCCCGTTTGCATCGGGGCAATGGGAGTTCGATTCTCCCCGCCTCCACCCTTTAGGAATCGTAACTCAATGGTCAGAGTAGCCGCCTTTTAAGCGGTTGGTTGCTGGTTCAAGTCCAGTCGGTTCCAATCTTAGCGGATGTGGTGAAATGGTATACACGACTGACTTAAAATCAGTTGCCCAAAGGCTTGCGGGTTCAAGTCCCGCCTTCCGCATACTTTAACAGTTCTTTCACGGCAGTAACTCAATTGGCAGAGTGTCAGTTTTCCAAACTGGATGTTGCGGGTTCGACCCCCGCTTGCCGTATTTTGACAGGGGGGTGTAACTCAGCGGTCAGAGTGGGCTCTTTATAAGGGCTAAGTCGAGGGTTCGATTCCCTCCATCCCTACTGTAAAAAAATTTGATATGGATGTGTCGATTTAGTTTGACAAAATCAACACATTACTGCGAATGTGTCGATATGAGAGAAAAACAACTTTCTATTGCACTAGGTCTTGCCCGTGATATCCTCAAGGAATTTAGGTCATCATACGAGGAGGGCGTTGACTGGACTAGAATTGAATCCAGAAAGCCACAGCATATGTGGGAGGTCGAGTGGACGGAGGCTGGAATTGCCCGTCTTAAGGAGAACATCGGCTTCAAGGAGCCAGAGAACATCAATCCTCCAGAGAAGAAGCGTGGCATTGTGTTCAACAAGTTCAAGAATCCAAAGGTTATGGGGGTCACCATCGATGGTGTCTTCCATAATGTGCTTTGTAAGGACTCATCTAAGTTCCATAAGGGTATGCCTGTGGATGTCAGATGGGATGGCAATCGCTGGTGCGTTGTCCGTCACCCTAGGTTCAATGGAAAGTACTGACCCAGATGACCAAGATGATGCTGAAGAGGAGATTCCTTTTGAGGAACTAATATGGCTTTCGCCCCGACACCCCACCCAATTCTTATAACGCCCACTTCGGACGATATAAAGCGGTTGGTGGACAAGGTCGGTGAGGAAAGGACGCTGGAAATCTTGAATCTTCGTGAGGATAAGATTCTAGCGGAAAAAACAGACCCTTATAGGCACGGATTCGACCTCCCGCATTGGAAAGAAGCGGACGAACTGCTGAAGGTTAACAATGAGGTACTAATTTTAGGGGGCAATCGAGCCTCCAAGACGGAATGGGCGGCAAAGCGTGTCGTCCAGACGCTCTGCAATATGGAAAACGCCAGAGTCTGGTGCTTGCACACGACAAATCAGTCGAGCATCCAGATGCAACAGCCGATTATCCATAAGTATTTGCCATCCGAGTTCAAGGAACTGCGAAAAAACAAGATTCAGAATGTATCGTACACGCAGAAGAACGGATTCAGCGATAACACCTTCATTCTGCCGAACAAGAGCCAATGCATCTTTATGAATTACGCCCAGAAGCGTGATGTCATCGAAGGTGGCGAAGTAGACCTCATCTGGTGCGATGAACTTGTGCCTCTGGACTGGATTGAGACGCTCAGATACCGCATCGTGACCCGTAGCGGTAAGTTAATCGTGACCTTCACGCCAATCACGGGCTATAGTTCCGTAGTCAAGGAGTACATCAGCGGGGCTAAGATAATCGAACACAAGCCGTCACCGCTTTTGCCAGACAATATCAATGTGATGGGATGCCCTAGGGGTACAATGCCGTATAAGGCGAAGTCCTATGTCCGTCCCGCTGGGGTTATGTGGTTCCATAGCGAACTGAACCCATACAACCCGTTTGAACAGTTAAAGAAAACCCTGTTGGGCAAGAAACCTTATGAAATCAAAATTAGAGCGTACGGATGGGCAGACAATATCAGCGGTAACCAATTCCCCAGATTCAACCCAGAAATCAACATCATCAAGTCGGATAATGTACCGAGAGACGGAACTAATTATATGGTTGTTGACCCTGCTGGGGCTAGAAACTGGTTTATGCTATGGCTACGAGCATCTTCGGATGGTTGCCTCTATGTATATCGAGAGTTTCCAGATTCGTCTGAAGGTGAATGGGCATTACCTTCTGCTGACCCCGATGGGAAGATGGGTACTGCACAGCGTAACGGGGCTGGACGCTCTCTTGCGGAATATAAGAGCCTAATCCTGTCCCTAGAGGGCGAAGAGGTCATAAATGAACGCTATATCGACCCTAGGGCTGGCGGCTCCAAGGCTGTGACCGAAGACGGGGGCGTTACCTTGATTGATATGTTGGATGACGGGGAAGTCCCTATGCATTTTCAGCCAGCCGCTGGCATCCGTATCGAACAGGGCGTATCAATGATTAATGACGGCTTTGCCTACGACTACTCGCAAGAACTTTCACCGCTAAACAAACCTAAACTCTATATTTCAGAAGAATGTCAAAATCTTATCTATTGTCTAAAGGAATGGACTGGGATGGATGGGGAAAAGGGAGCAACCAAAGACCCCATCGACTGCCTCCGCTACTTAATCACTATGAACCCAGAGTATCTGAGTTCGGAATCCTTAAAAGGTACGGGTGGGGGCAGTTACTAATGGAGGTCTACTACCCTATCCTATTAACACGCTCAAAGGCAATGTTACTTATGGGCTTGACAAGACGCAAGTTAGAGTCCCTTGCTATAGATGGAATTGTAAGAACTTATACCACCAAGGGCGGTCATAAACGATACTTCCGTGACGATTTAATCAATTTTATAAAAAATGAGCATAACTAAGAACAATCTTTCTACCAAGTACAATCCTAATCAAGATAAACTGGTATACGCTACGAGCAAGCCAGATATCCCGTACCTCTGGCAGGAATACAACCGCTCTACGCAGAATGGTGGCAATGTCGCCAACATTATGGAAAACGATGACATTCGTCTTTCCAGATGGGCTGGTCAGACCTCCGATGGCAAAAAGCACAGTTCCTCACGAATGGAGGGCGATGCCGCCTTCCCGTTTGAGGGTGCTTCTGATGTCCGTTGCCGTCTGGTTGACCGCACAATCAATGACATCGTTGCGATGCTGATGACAACCTTTGACCGCTGTAAGGTCAAGGTCAAGGGAACCGAGTACAACGACTACGACTTCGCTGGCTCAGCCAATGTGCTGATGGACTGGCTGACCCAATCCAAGATGCGACAGGAACTCCGTTCGGAGGCTGAACTGCTCGCCCAGTACACTCAGCAGTACGGCTGGTCTGGTCTTCACATCACTTGGGAGCAGGAAACCGCCTTCCGTAACCAAACCATCAGAATCGAGGAAATTCAGCAACTGTCGGAACAGGCTAAGCAGAGTGGCTCATCATTGCAGGACTTGGCTAACGCCATTATGCAGGAAGAGCAGGAAGACTATGCCATCGACCTCATTTCTCAGTACATCGCTGATGTGAGCCCGAAGGACATCAAGAAGGCTGTCCGTGACCTTCGCAAGGAAGGCAAGGCTGAGATTCCACAGGCTTACACCTCAAAGAACCTTCCGTCCGTTACGGCTCTCAAGCCATTCGATGAAATTTCGTTTCCTCCAGAGACCATCGACATCCAGAACGCCAGAGTCATCTTCCGCAGAGTATTTATGACGGAGATGGAGATTCGCTCACAGGCGGCTCAATACGGATGGGGTGAAGACTTCGTCAACCAAGCGGTCAGCGTTGCTGGACTTCGCACGAACTTCCACGACCCGAACATCCTGCCAGCGGCTACGCTCATCAACTATCAGATTAACCGCAATATGCACTTGATTGAGGTCGTTTATGCCTACTCCCGCCTCATCAACGAAGACGGCACACAGGGCATCTACTGCACCATCTTCTGCCCACGGGCTGGTTCGGATATCTACGCTAGCCACGAACTCCTTGGCTACGCCCACAACAAGTATCCGTTCGTCATCTACCGCAGAGAGCGTCTCCGCAGACCTATCCAAGAGTCCAGAGGCGTTCCCGAGATTGCGATGACTGACCAGTTTGAAATCAAGGCTCAGCACGACTCTATCCGTGACCGCACAGCGTTTACGACTATGCCTCCTATTCTCGTTAAGAAGAGACTGGGTGGTATCAATAAAATTGCTCCGGGGGTTCACTTACCTGTCACCACGCCAGATGACTACAAGTTTATGACACCTCCGCAGTCGGAGACGAATACTGCGTTTAACCTCATTAACATCGTTGAGCAAAACCACGCCGCCTACTTCGGCATTTATCACCCGAATGTTCCAGCCCAGAGAACACAGGTCACACAGCAATATGTCGTGAACAACTGGCTGGATGTCTGGAGCGAGACATTTAATATGCTGTTTAGCCTGTGCTTGCAGTATCTCGACCCTGCTGAAATCGAGTCCATCACCAACAAGCCGATGGCTACCAATATGTCGGCTAACTCAAACCAGTTCGACTTCCAGATTAAGTACGATGTGCGTGAAATCGATACCGACTTCGTTATGCAGAAGTTACAGGCGATTATGCAGTTCGTTATGCCTCTGGACTCCGCTGGTGTCATTGACAAGAGCAAGTTGGTTCGTGCGGCTGTCGAGGCTATCGACCCAGACAAGGCGAAGGACTTAATTGTCGAACAGGCTTCTGCTTCTCAACTGCTCTATAAGGACATCCAGTCAGACATCGGTCTGATGATGCTTGGTAATGAGGCTAACTATGTCGAGAACGACCCGACTGCCCCGACTAAGTTGCAGTACCTCCAAGACATCTTGGGCAAGAACCCGAAGGCTCAACAGCAGATGCAGGGCGACCAGCACTTCCGTGCCTTGATGGAAAACTACATCAAGAACCTCCAGATGTCAGTCAGCCAACAGCAGAACAAGCAGATTGGCAGAACTGGTGTCACGCCTGTCGGTGAGCAAGCCGCTGGTGCGTTGCAGGGTCAACTACAGCAAGCGGAGCAGATGCAGAAGGAGCAGGAATCCCAGATGGGAATGTAATTTATGCTACCACAAGAAATCATTCACGGCTTCGCTTTTGACAAAGATACTCCTCTTTGGAAGGCGACTCTTATGTTGCTTGATGCTTCTATTGAATCTGAGACGGCTTACGCCTTGCAGAAGGAAAATAGAGGCGAAGACCGAGCGTATCATTGCGGACGAGCGGAGGCTTTGAACTCATTCAAGGCTGTCTTGCTGACCACCCGTGATGCCGTTCTGAAGGATTTAGGCAGACCTCCAGAGTGATGTTTCGTGCGAAAATGGTACAAACTGTAGTTTGAACTTGCTTACGCCTAAAAATAAAAGATTTTGCCAACAGTTCTGGGACTATAAAACCCTGCTATAACAATATAGGACTTTAGACCTTTCTCTAATGAATACAGAAAATCAATCCGACCTTGGGACGGAATCAAATAACCCCACGACAAACGAAGGCACACCCTCAGCCTTTGACCAATCAAAACTTGCCGATATTATTGGCAAGACCTTCCTAGGAGGTGAGGAAGTAGCGGAGGATTCGGACTCCCAGAAACAGACCGAGACGGAGGGTCAAGCGACCTCCGAAGAAGATAGTGAAGTTCTTTCACAGGAAACCAATACAGAAAGCGAGCAAGAACAGTCAGAAGACTCCGAGGAAACCGAAGAAACCAAGTCTGAAGATGATGAACTTGAGCGTGGACTGCCAAAGGGTGTAAAGAAACGCATTGATAAACTCTCTGCCAAACGGAGAGAAGCGGAAGCAGAAGTGGAAAGATTACGGACTGAAGTTGAGCGATTGTCGCAAGAGGCTGAAAAGCCAGCACAAACTCCTAAGTCCGATAACCCGTACACCAACCTTAAGACTATTGACGAAGTCAGCCGTGAGGCTGAACAAGCCAAGCAAATCAGACGCTGGTGCGAAATGAACCCCGATGGTGCAACTGTAACTGATAAAGATGGTAATGAGACGGATTACTCCGCTGAAGATATTCGCAGAATCAAGATTAAAGCCCTTGACGCTCTGGAAGAACATCTGCCAGCCCGAGCCAGATACATCGAGCAATACGCTCAGATTGAACAAGTGGCTCACAAGGAGTACCCTTGGTGGAAAGACAAGAGTTCTAGCGAACGGCAGATTGCCGATTCCTTCCTCAAGCACTTCCCCGAGATTACCAGATTCCCAGATTACAAGATGGTGCTAGGCGATTACATCAGAGGCGTGAAGACCAGAGAGTCTTCAAAGCGTTCTGGTACACCCGTCAAGACAGCACCTGCTCAGCCAAAGCGTACAGCAACCCCTGCCTATGTCCCTCCACAAGAGGCTAAGGTTCGTGATGCCCAAAAGCGTTTTGGTGCTACTGGTAACCGAGATGACCTTCAATCTATTATCGCTAACCGATTCCTGTAATCTAAAACCTATATAATACTATGGCAAATCTCACAGAACCTTCCTTCTCATCTGGTAAGAGAGAAGAACTCGCTGACCTCATCTCGCTGGTCGATGCTAAGGATACTCCTTTCACATCGATGGCTAAGAAGGGCTCAAAACCTGGCAATACCCTTTTCAGATGGCAGGCTGACCGCCTTCCGACTCCCAAGACAACTGGTACAGTCGATGGCACGGATGTCACCACCTACGAAAACTATGTCAAGGATGGAGCCCAAGTCTATCGTGCTGAACTCAGCAACTACATCCAAATCTTCCGCAGAGCCGTCCGTGTGTCGCCTCTGACACAGGACATCTCCACAGTCGCTGGTGTCCGTGACGAACTCGCCAACAATGTCGCCAAGGGCATCCAAGCCCTCAAGCGTGATATGGAGTCCACTTTCTGCGGTACGCAGGGAGCCCAACTGGACAACGGCACAGTTCCGTACATCACCCGTGGTCTCGACAAGTGGCTCGCTCCTTCGGGCTCTGTTGACACAGTCCTGCCTTACGACACCCAGTTCGCTACCCCTGCCGCCAACCGCTCGTCTGTTGGCACAGCCAATCTGACTGAAGTGACTGTCCAGAATGTCCTCACAGGCATCTACACACAGACTGGTCAGTATCGTGACTTCGACCTCCTTTGCGGCTCTGCCCTCAAGAGAGCGTTCACGAACCTCGCCTACACCTCAACCCAAGGCACAGGCACAGCCCCGATGACAGCCATCCGCACCCTCAACAGAGAGTCTGACTCCCAGTCCTACATCTCCTCTGTCGATGTGTTTGAAGGCGACTTCGGTAAACTCCGTCTGCACCCTTCGCACTTCCTCAGAGTGTCGGCTGGCGTTGGCTCAACCTTCGCTGGTTATGTCATCCCGTTCGACCAAGTTGAAGTTCGCTATGGCGGCAATGTCGCTGGTGTGACTGCTCTGCCCAACGCTGGTGGTGGTGAGGCTCGCCTCATCGAAGCCGTTGCTGGACTCTGCGTCTACAACCCGCTCGCCTTCGGGGTCTTCGACTTCGCCTCCTAATTAACGGATGTCAGACTTTATACGGAGTCTGGCTGAGGTGGTTCCTCCGCATCTTCAAAAGAGGGTGACGGAGGAACTCGTCCGTGGCTGGAGACAGGAAGAGGTTAAGGCTAGGGCTGTTGCGAAACAGGCTGGGCATTTTGACCGCTTCAATGAAAACAAAGCCATAGAAGGTGTCGGACAGAAAATCGCATCTATTCCTGTTCAAGCGTGGCATTACTGGGGTCAACGCCTTGGTTATGACTGCTGGGAGGACAAGACATTTATGCGTGAATTCTTACGAGACAACCCAGAAACCGCTGTAAAGAACTACGCTAAAAAGGCTTGCGTTAACGGAGCCATATTCACCGCTGACGGATACATTACCAGATGAGAACTACAGATTTCAGCCAAGTGCTGTTTGATGCACTTCAATACTCTGGTAATGACCGCCACAACATCACGGACGAAACATTTTCCCAGTTCCGTGACTTCGCCAACGCTAGAATGCGTGAGGCTTGGGAATCCAACAACTGGTTTGAGGTCTGCCGTCTGGACGACTTCACCACAACACAAGACGCTAGCGGCACGAACTACTTCGTTCCTTCCGCTTCCGCATCTGAAATCTTAGGGGTCTGGAACAAGAACCCGCAGGATACCTCTACGGCTGTCCAAATCGATTATCAGATTTACAATACTGGTTCTGAAATCAGAATCATTCTGCCTAGCATCCTTGCTACAGGCACATATCAGTACAGGCTTAAATGCCCTGCTCTTACTGGCGACCCCTATATCGCTACAATCCCGTACTATCAAGGTAGCCAAATCTACTTTGACTCTGGCTCTGGCACAGGCTCTAAGACCCCTGTCGCTGGCAGACCTCACTACGGCAATTTTTATACCTGCCTAGCCACATCAACCACGGCTGGTCAGAATCCTAACACACACCCCACTCTCTGGGCAAAAATCGAAATACCCTACATCTTTGGCTCATTCCTCGCTTGGGGCTCTGCGGCTAACTGGTATGTCTCCGAAACAATGATTAACGAGGCTACAGTCATCGAAGGTAAGGCTACGCAGGTGCTTGAGCAAGAATACGACAAGTTCCTCCGTCAGCAGGGTCAATTCGGTAAAATCAATATGAGAAACACCTACTAATTTATGTCAATAATCTCCGTATCATCCCCGTTCCTTAAGTCGTTTACGCACTCGACTACCAATGTCAATACATCTATTGTCACATTGCTGTCTGCGGCTCAAGCCCACGAAAAGCGTATCAGCATCATCATCCAGAACCAGTCCTCTACTGCTACTGTGACTGTTATCCTGTCTGCTACCGATACGACTGGCATCATTCTCCAGCCAGCGACTTTCTTCAATATTGATAACTATAACGGCACAGTCCGTGTTGTGGCTTCTGCGGCTACCACCCCTGTGCATCTCGCATATGCGGTTGTGTAATGAGACGCTTCGACTTCTATTACAACATCTCTAACGAACCCGTATGTCTGTCTTCCTTAGCCCAAATTTACCTGCAAATGTAGTTGAGATTGGGAACGAGATTTCCCAAGCCAAAATCAACGAAATCAACGCTGGTACGCTGGCGACCCAAACTTGGGTCACTTCTGGTTTTGCTCCTAAAGCGAGCCCTACCTTTACAGGCACAGTCACGATTCCTGCTGGGGCTAGCATCAGCGGATATCTAACTATTGCTCAAGCGAATAGCGTTTTTTTAACCATTGGAACTGCGGCTAGCACTTACCAGACAATTTCTGGAATGAGTAATTATGCTACGCAGTCATATGTGACTTCTCAAGGTTATATTGGTGATGCTCCCAGCGATGGTTCTGAGTATGTCCGTAAGAATGCGGCTTGGGCTGTGGCTACAGGTGGTGGTGGTGGCTCTGTGGCTTGGGGTTCTATAACTGGCACAGTCACAAGCCAAACAGACCTTACTACATATATCTCTGGTCTTGGATATCAGACAGCATCTGATGTTTCAACTTACGCTACGGCTAATTTTTATCCGTTATCAACGAACCCAGCAGGATATTTAACATCAGTTCCACCTGTTGCAAAAACAGTCACAACATATACATCTGGAGGAAATCTTTCAACTAGCGATGTTGGAAACATTGCGTTTCTTGCTAGCGGTGGTATGGGGTTCAGTATGACTGTTCTTGATGATTCATCCGCTGGTTGGTCAAACGGAAACGAAATAACTATAGTTGTTGATACCCTTAGTTCTTATTCTGTTCAAGGAGGTATGGGTGTTACTATAAATGGAAGTTCTTTTGCAACTATAACTTCATATGTTACAAATCTCGTAAAGGTATCCGCTAACACTTGGTATATTTCATAATATGTTTGAATTTCTTTTATATCTCATTTCTGGCTCTATCCTCTTTATTGCTGGCTTCTATGCTGGCGTGAAGAATGCCGAATCCAAGAAAGTTGTCTGGGGCAAGGAAGTCCTCCGCAAACTTAAATCTAAGGATTAATGGCTGACCAAGGAACATATCTTCGTGATGGCGACAAGGGATTCATTGGCTTAAATAGTCGTGATAATCCGTCCTCGTTGCCAGAGGGATATGTTTCTGAGTCAATCAACTATCGCTTAGATAGAGGCGTTGCTACCCCTAGACGGGGGCTTCAGCGTAAAACCATTGGTGGTATTGTTGGGCAAGATATCTACGGAACTTGCACCTATATTGACGCTAACGGGCAAGAAATCATAGTCCTAGTTACTACAGATAAACTGTGGTATTATAACCCACAGACTGAGATTCTGTCTCTGCCAATCTCATTCCCTGTTGGAGAAACTATCACTACCAGCGATGGCTGTGATGTCATCCAAGCAATTGACAGGGTTTTTATCACTAGAGGGTACAGCAAGCGTCCTCTTATGTGGGATATGGCGACAACCATAATTGCGTTGCCGTCTCCGACTGGAACAGGACATGAATTTCCTAACTGCTCTCAGTTGCTCTACTATGGCAACAGATTGATTGCACAAGGAAAACATATTAGCACAGGCGTTGCGGCTAGAAACAGAGATACAGTCTGCGTCAGCAATTATCTTGAATACGCCCATTGGGACTTGCTTGATGCGTTTACCTTTAATAACGGAGGTAACGATGAGGTGGTTGCTATTGCTCCTTGGACGCTGAATGAGTTCACTGTCTTTATGCGTCACAGCGTGTTCTATGTGAACTTAGGCGTTGGTCGCTATGTGACTGGTGATGCCCTGTCTACTGACTGCTTTATCAAAACGCTGGTTACGGATGTCGGGTGCTTAGCCAAGCGTAGCGTAGTGCAAGCCAATGGAGGCATAATCTTCTTGTCTGATAACGGGGTGTACGCAATGAATCCAACGCAGGTCGGCTCTAACGAGGCGATGCGTTTGTTGACCTCAGCCCAGCCAATCTCAGCCCCTATTAACGATGTCATTAAGCGAATCAATAGAACTTACGCTTATCGTTCTGTGGCTGTTTATTGGGATAATCGTTATTACCTCGCTGTCCCTCTTGATAACTCTGACAAGAACAATGCCGTTCTTATTTACAACTTCATCCTTAATGCTTGGGAGTCTGTTGACACTTACCCTGCTGGGATAGATGTATTTAATTTTATTGTAGCCAAGAAAGACAACATCAGACGGCTCTTCATTGTTGACTCAAACGAGGGTGTATTCTTGACCGAAGAACTCGACTACGATGAATACGGCTCTCAGATAGGTAAGCCTAAACTGAACGACCCTGCATTTAAACTTGATACGGAAGGGGCAAGACTTGAGGCTTTGGCGTTTACTCCAATAACCATTGACTCGTCACTTAAGACAAGAAGATATACATTCGGCTCGTTTAACGACAAGCGATTCAGTTCAGCCGAAATAGATTTCGATTTCCAGATTGGCTCAGAAATTGCAACCTATGTAGATGTCTCAAATGAGGATTCCTATGCCTTGATTGACGACTACACTTCACCTACCAACAATGACGAGACTAGAAGAACACCAATCAGAAAATTTGGCACTGGACTTCGTTTTCAGTTCGTAGGAAACTTCCGACCCTTCATTCGCTCTGTCTATGCTTATGCTAGCCAAAAGAGCAAAAACTTAATCTCAAAGAAATAATATGCCACAAATTAACTCTGGTAAAAGCCCTCCGTGGGTTTCTGGCGAAATCGTCACAGCCGCTGGTCTTAACGGAATGATTGATTCTGCTACACTTGACCCGTCAGCGATTACTGCTCAATCTAACCTTGCCACGCTTACCAATGACGAGTATACACTTGTTGTTGATACGGCTGGTGCGTTAAAGAAAACGCAATTAAAAAACATTAACGAAGCAGGTGTAGTTACCAACAAAATACTTGGTTTAACTCTTGGAGCCCCACTTACCATACAGCCACTAGGTAATGGTATTAATGAAAATAGTTTAATTCTTAATGGTGGTTCTAGCGGTGGTGTTGGTGTGACGGATGGAACGATTGAATTAAATGCAGGAGATATTGTATTAAGAGCCCAATCTCCAACTGGTTTGCAAAACAGCAGAATAAGTTTTATTTCTACACAAGGTGTGTTGTTCAATACGCCTTCTATTGAGTTTGGTGGTTATTCAAGATTCACAACAAATGATGCTGTTAGATTGCCACAAGGAACAACTTCTCAGCGTCCTGTTGTACCATCAAGCGGGGATTTAAGATTCAATACTACTACATCAAGATTAGAGTTTCATAATGGTAGCGGTTGGAATTCTATTGTTGAAGGAACCCTTGCAACAGGATTGTATGGGTTGTACGAAATTTTTGTTCAAAACTTCCAATCAAGCACAAATATTACTAATGTAACTTCATCGTTTTCAAAGCCTAGCAATGAAATCTGGGAGTTTGAAGTAGACTATTATCCTACATACGATTCTGGAGATTATACATATATCTTTAAGGCTGGTGGTTCAAGATGGTGGTATACCAGATTTAATGGAGTTGGAAAACCTGCTATGCTTACTGCAAAATGGGTTGTTCAAGCAGGTACTTCTCTTACATCAGAAACAATAACTTTTGATTCTCAAATTGGTGGTGGTTCACCAAAAGAATTAAACAGAGAGGTTAGAATCTATAAATATAAACCTGCTTCTGCTTGATGATATTTGACAAACAAATGGCTTTCATCCTTGCCCGCAGAGAAGCGGGTAAGCGTGTTTGCTTTGGGTTTGACGAAATCGAGTTAAGAACCTACCTCCGTTGGGCTTCCTATTTTGGATATCTCTTTGAGGTCTGGGAAAGCAACGAACTTACAGGACTTGGCGTTGCCTATCCTGTAAAGAACAATACACCTACAGAGGATGACCTATGCAAGTTCTCTGAAGTAGTTGACTTTAAATTAGAAGGGATGCACCCTCTGTGCATTATGGACTGGATGGCTACAACGCCAGAAGCCCGTAGAACTCTTGTTACCGACTTCAAGAGAAGGTTCCCAAACTGGGAGAATCAGAAAAAAGTCGGGATGCAGAACGGCAAATTCCGTGAACTGCCAAATAAATACATCAACCTTTTAAATACTATATAACAATGGGAAAAGTTAAAGCACCAGCACCCCGCTCCTATATGGATGAAATGCAGTCTGCGTTAAACGCACAGGCTGGCATCCAAGGGAACTTAATCAATCTTGAGAGGCAGTACACCCCTCAATGGCAACAACTGCAACAGCAGAACCTTATGGGGGCTATGGGCAACATCAATGCCCTTTACGGACAGGCTATCCCTCAATCTGAACTCTTACAGAACCAAATGCTGGCTTCGCAGGGTCGAGTCTATGCTGGGCTTGGGGCTGAGGCTAGAAACGCCTACAATGCCACGCTAGACCCCACTACGGCTGGTCTGTACAATACTATGGCTTCACAGGCGGCTACTGGGCTTGCTAGTGGGCGTAACCTTAGCGACCAAGAAACCCGTCTGGCTCAAGGCTCTGCTCGGGCGGCTATGGCGGCTAGGGGTATGCAAATGGGCAACCAAGCGATTGCGGCTGAAGTTCTGAACTCATATAACCTTGCCAACGCCAGAGAAGATAGAGCCAGACAGTTCGCTACCAATATGTATGGTCTTGGGACTCAGAACGCTACACAGGCTATGTCGATGTATGGTCAGCCTCTTATGAATCAACTTGGTGCTGTTTCTGCAAGCGGAATGATAGGTCAAGCGGGTACTTACAATGCTGGACTTGGTGCTAAACTCTTCCAGCCAGAATCTCAGTACAACGCTGGATTAATTACCGCCAATAGACAAGAACAGATGCAAGCGGCTATTGCTAACCAGCAAGCACAGACTGGTATGATTAGCGGAGTTCTGTCTGCGGCTGGAATGGCGGCTGGTGGATTCCTTTCAAATCCTGGGTTATTTGCTGGAGCAAAAACAGCCGCAACTGGAGGTTCTCTTGCAAGTGGATTAAGCACAGCACAATCAACCTATGGAGGTCTTCTTGGCTCAAGGTCTGGAACTCCTTACTCTGGCTATAGCCCACGATAATTTATGGCAATGTTTCAACAATACCAGAGCGGGATTCAGCCCGTTACTGGAATGTCAGAGGCTGGTGCAAACATCGGCAGGATGTATGAAAGTGGTTTGTCTAACCTTGGAAAAGGTTTGGCTGAAGGCATCAAGGCGTACAACGATAACTCGGCAAAGAACGAACTTGCTAACGCCAAGATTCAGAGCCTTAGCCAAGATGTCGCCAACAAGATAGCGATGTACAGCCAAGACCCAGAAATCGCTCAGTCTGGAGTTCTTGAAGGTCTTATGCAAACTGCGGCTACATTGCAGGATGCTCCAACCAAGGGGTTAAGCCAGCGACTTGGACTTGTCCACGATGCTGAGGCTAAACTGGCTGGCTTTGGTCAGCAACTGCAAGAATGGTCGTTCCTGCGTGGTCGCCAAATTGAGCGTGGTATCTCTGATGCCCTTCGCAAGTTTGCTGGTACTGTTACAACAACAGAAAGCATCGATGTAAATGACCCGATGTTTAATGTTAATCCTAACGAGACTATCACACAGACTAAGGATAGACTCTTTAAGATTCTTGGAGAAGTCAAGAAACTCAATCCTAATGCTCAAATCAACAATGATGAGTTTTATTCTCGCTGGCTGTCTAAGGCTGAGCAAGAAGTTGCAAACGCCAAAGACATCGACCCTAGAATTATCTCTGCTCAGTTAGAGGCGATTCAAGCGGAGAAGAGCATCCAGAAACAAAACAGATTAGCACAGGGAATGACTGCCACGGACATTCCGTCTGGTGAGGCTCTTAACCTATATCTGCCTCCAGAAATGCAGGAACCACAGATGAACACAGTCAAGGATTATGAGGCTATGATGGCTAGACCTTCAGAGGCTCCTGTTAAGGCTGAAAAACAAAAACAAGATGCTTTAGAAAAAACTGCAAATGCTGAATTTGAAAAAAGCAGAATGCTAAGAATTGAGAGAGATAAGGCTGAACTTGATGCTATCAATAAGCAAATCGAAGCAGTTAGGGCTTCTGATGCTGAAGGAAATAGGCGTAGGACTGGATTTATTACTGGAGCAGGTAAGGCTACTGAAACGGGTGCTAAGGCTACTGCGTCTTGGTATGCCAATAGACAGACAAGAAATGCTATCCAAGACTGGATGAGACAAACAAATATTGATACAAGCAAGATGACGGATGAGCAACTGGAAGCATATATGCGTACTCAATATCGTGAGGCTAACACCTTTATGATACAGGCATTAACAGAACTGTCTCACCCTCTTAGCCTTGATTTTGCCTCTACTCTTGCTTCTGAAACTGGAGCGGCTGTAAAGGGTAAGCGGTCTGCTACATTTACCGCTAGAGAAGAAGCGGCATTTAACAAGATTGCTAATAATTTTACAACTGCTTTTAAACTTAATCCTACTAACATTTCAAGTCTTGAAGAACGAAAGAAGGTTCTTGAAAGGAATGTTTCAGATGCCAGCAAGCAAAAGTTCCTTGTTGATAACAAACCAAAAACACCTGTTCAAGAAGCAAAGCCAGTCCCAACTATTGCAGTTGGTGATGTAGTTGTTGGAACTCAAGAAAGAGCAAGACCATTAACAGTCTCTGAAAAGAAATCACAGGTGCAGGATTTCCTTACGCAGAGATTTGGTGCAATTGACCCAACTGACCCGACTGGCAAGCGTAGGATTCCAGTTCAAGGATTTGACCAGTTCTTTGCTAAGGCTGTTCCAGAATCTGAAATCAGAGAGTTCACAACTGAGGGTGGCACTCGCCTGTTGCAAATTAACGGCAAATGGGAGCAGGTTAAGGCTCCAGAACGCCCTAGCATCCAAGATGTCCGCAAGGAAAGAATTGGAGTGTTTGGTCAGCAGACAGCCGATGGTCGCCTTGTTCCTACAGAGTTTGTTGAAGGTTCTGGAATTTACCTTGGTGGTCTCTATCGTGGTACTGACGCAGGTGCTGATAAGTTTACCGATGAAATCACTCAATTAATTGATGCCAGAAGAGGCGTTAAGAGATTGCAGGAAATCAACGACAAGTTCGGTGAGGCGTTGTCGCTTAAGGATTCTGGTGAGGCGGCTGTTGAAGTTATGAATCTTAAGGCGGCTCTTCGTACTGATATCATCGGAGTCGGCACAGTTTCCAACTTTGAACAAGCGTTAATTGATAAGGTCATTAAAGACCCAACAGAGTTCCTATCTATGGAACCTAGAGACAGAGCCATTCTTCTTGCCCTTGCCAATCGCATTGACAGAAGAATTAAGAACATATCATCATCTAGAGGCTTGACAGTTCAGATTAGAGATACAGGTAATAAGGAATCTAGATACGATGACCTTCGTCAACGCTATCTCAGAGAAAAAGGATTACTCTAATGGCTGAACTATACGACCAAAAAAAGATATACGCTAAATTACCAACTGCACAGCCAACCGAAGGGGTTGATGGCGAGTTGGAGGCTTTGCTGGCAGAGTTGCCACCAGAGGAGCGTGAGGCGGCTAGACAGCAGATAACAGCCGCCCCAACTGGGGATGATATCTACAGGGCGATGCAGGAAAAGAACGCAAAAGGTGAAGTGTTCAATATGAATCTTGACCAGTATCGGTTATACAAGGCTCACATAAAAAACAAGGAAACGGATATTATCGATACTATGGGTCAAGCCGCTGGTGCTGTGTTTGACGAGATTATGAAGGCTGGTGGGTCAATTGCTGATGACCCTACTGGTGCTTTGGCTAAATTTACACCATCGTTAATCGAGGCTTTTACACAGGGAACTAGAAGTTTGTATGGTATGGCGGCTCAGTCGCAAGACCCTACTAGCGTTTTCTTCAGAGTTAAGAATGCCCTTTCAGCCAACGGAGATGATGAGCAAGCAGAGTTCCAGCAGTTTATGGATGCACAAGCGTTCAATGTGCATTCTATGCGTCTTGCTACTGGGCAGGATACAATACTGATGGATAAGGATATCATCAACCCAGAGATGACGCAGGTTATGTCCTATATTGCAGACCCTACATTGTTTGTGCCTTTTGGTAATATTGCCGCTAAAGGTGCTAGACTTGTTGGAATGGGAGAGGGCTTAGCAAAGGCTTCTGCTAGAGCCTCAGAAATTCAGCGTAAGGTTCTGGGTGGTGCTATCAAGTGGGGCGTTGGAGCCCCTATTGAGTTCTTGGGTACTGCCACAAGAAACACAATTGACTTTGGATTAGAAAAGGCTGGCACGGCATTTGAAACTGTAACTGGGATGCCAGCGGCTGAAGCCAGAACAACGGCTCAGATGTATGGATGGTATTCCGCTTCAGCGGCTCTTGAGGGACGAACTGTTGGATTGCCTCTTGTTGGTAACATCGCTGGGGCTATGGTTGGCTCTACAACAGCCAGAGGAGTTGGCGAAACTCTGTCGATGATTGGAGAGCAGATTAGCAAACAATCTGCACAAGGGCGGGGCGTTTTGTCGTATGCTGGACAGGCTCTGCGTGATGCTGACAAGGCTGGAGTTCCGCTTTCTAAACACGCTAGGGCTCTTCTTAATGTCTTAGATAAGGTTGACCCATTGTTCGTTTATTCCGCTGACTTGGCTAAAGGTGCTGGCGAAGGTATGGCTATCGGTGCTGGTCTTGGTTACCTTTCCGCTGGAGAAGAAGGTGCGGCTAGCGGTGCTGGTGCTGGTCTTGCCTTAGGTACTGTTGGTGCTGGACTTGGTGCTGTTGTTGCTGATGTTGGCAACGCTAGATTATACGACAGAATTGCTGTTCAGCGTAATCTAGTCATTGAGGCTCTCAAGAAGATTGACCCAGATAAGGCTTCTGCGTTTGAGGCTTTCGCCAAGACCGCTGAGTTATCTGGCAACAGGGATTTAATCGCCCAAGTTGACGGCATTATTACTGGAATTGATGTGTTGGCTCCAAACGCAAAGTTTGTTGCTAGAAGTGAAGTTGAGCATATGGCTTGGCTGTTAAGCCAAAAAATAGACCCTACAACTGGTCGTCTCATTGAACCTTTGGCGTTATTTCCAGACTTTGGTGCAAATAGAGCGGAAAGAGCAAAGGCTCTCTCGTTCCTATCAACGCTTGGAAATAGATTTGATGGCGACAGCAAAAAGTTAATAGCGTATATGCAGGGTCTTCCGCAAGACCACGCTATGCGTAAGCAGTTCTTCAGACTTAGTGCTGAACAGAAGCAAGCCGTTTTCTTGGCTATAGATAAGGCTAACACGCCAGAACTTCAAAATATTTTCGGAGGAAAAAAGGCGTACGAGTTCTATGGAAACTTAAACTATGCTGAGGCTAATGTAGCCCGTGTGAATGCTATGTTTGATTCTGGAAACAAGACCAGAGCAAACGAGATGATTCGTCAGTTCCTTAAGGACGAGACTGTCAATGGACAACTCAGCGAGCGTGGAAAGTTGCTTAAGGATAAGTTGGCTACAGAAGGTTATTTTGACAAGGACGGCAATATGCGTCCGTCTAGGCTTAAGGATGTCGAGATGACATCTAAACAGTACAATAATGCCAAGGGATTCGTCTTCAGAAGAGACTCAACTGGACAGGTTGAAATCCACATAAACCTTAACCAGTTCGGCAAAGAAACAGCACCGCACGAACTATTCCACGCTATTATGATGGATTCTGTTATGAAGCCAGACTTCATCGACAGACTTGGTCAAAACTTGCTTGGTAAGTTCGATGCAAACGGAAAGATGATTGAGAAGCCCTCCGTCAGTTCATCTCAAGTAAAGCAGTTCTTCCAGCGTTATATTGATGCCTTGCACGGCAAGAATAGCCCAGAAGCAAAAAACGAAGCCCAGCGTCTTGAGATGGCAATGAAGGAGTATGAGTCAAGAGGCTCTACCAACAAGATTTCCTTGGACACAAGGGATACGCTTGAGGGTCTTCTTGAGGAATTTGGCTCCTATTACTTTGGTGCGTTTATCAATGACAAGCCAGTAGACTTCTTGTTTAGAGGTGGCGAACTTGGTGCTATGCGTGAAATTATGGGCAATGCCAAGCAGGGCTTCCTTGACTTCTGGCGTTCTAAGATAAAGGGCATCAATCCAGACTTTAACTTCGACCCTGCTACAAACAAGTACATCTTCCAAGCGTTTGAAAAGGACGGCATCAGAACGAAGAACAAGGCTCTTGACCTGTTTATGCGGGACTTCGTTAGGGCTACGGCTATGGCGAATAGACAGGGCAGTTTTGATATTGGTCGCCTGTCTCCAGAGGCTAGAGAAACATTTATCCGCAACAACGGAATCCGTGGACTTTCGGTTACTAGAGACTCCAATGGCAACCTAGTTCGCTCTCCTCAGCGTAAGGTCGTCCAAGAACAAGTTCGTATCGGAAAGGAAATCTACAAGATTCTTTCTGGACTCGACCCAAAGTATCGACAAGGACTTGTTGTTGATGGCGAAGGTAATTTGTCTGGTCGTCTGTCACCAGAAGCGATGGAGGCTATGGTTCAGTCTGGACTCATCGATAGGGCTTGGGTGGACAAGATTCAGAACGCCTACAATATCTTAGACGGCAATGGCTCTAATGTAATCAACTTTGGCTATCTTGGTCGCACGGCACAAATAGGAGATTATGCATGGCCTCGTCTCGTTGGTTCAGATGTTCCGTTCAAGAATCGTGCGGCTGTACTTCTGGATGTTGACTTCAAGGTCGGCAAGGACGGCAAGATGTACGCCCTGTTCCACACGCTTGATAAGGCTGTTATTGACGGCAGAGCGGATGTCCTGTGGAGCGATTCAGCCATTCGTCAACTCTGGAACAACGACAGAGCGGCAATGGAGGCTGACTTCTTCAGATACCTCAGCAACGCTTCTAAGGCTTCATCCGATAAGACCAGAGTTGAGTCTTCAATCTTATTGGAAGATGGCACAGGCAAGGGTGCGATGCGTAGAAATGTTCTGCACCAAATGCTCGGTATAGTTAAGGCAGATGGAGAAACCTATCTTAACAAACCTATTGCTGAGATTCCATACGGCATCAGACACAGCGTTACTACCTTCAACGTGGACGGCATTTCTAATATGCGAGTCTCTTCTGGTAGTCGCTGGGATGTGGTTCCTCAGAATGCCTTCAGAGACTTGTCTAGAAATTTCCAGCCGTCTGAAATGAGCAGGGAGCAAACTCCAAATGGGTCAATCATTAGCCACCCTCTTGGTTATAGATTCACGGAGCGTAACGGAAAGGTTCACGCTTTTGACGAAAACGGAAACAGAATTGGCTCATACGACGACATCTATAAGGCTTCAGAAGCGGCTAAGAAACATAAAGAAAGCAACACGGCTGGCATCATTGAATCCATCAACAAGACAACCTCTGAGCAGGTGAAGCGTGGTGCTATGTTCCAAGTCCTTGAGCGTAGCCAGCGTGATATGGCTATCAGAGACGGGGATGTGTTTGGAGTGCCTCAGATGCGGGCTTTCATAAGTGGAATCGAGAACATCATTAGGCAATCAAGAGAAGAGTATGTTCTTGATAAGGCAGAGGTAGAGATGGTCGAAGGCTCAGATGCTTTCTACCAAAGATTGCTTCAAAAAAATCTAGAATTGCTGGCTCAACATTATAACAATGTTTCTAGATACGACCAAGTTCTTGCTAATTTTGAAAGAATAAAACAAGAGACTGAGGAGGCATCCGCTCTTAATTCTTTAGCGTATAGAAGAGGAGAAATTTCAGCAAAAGAATATACGGAAAGAGGTGAGCAATTGACTCAAATTTTTAAAACTGCATTAAAAGAAAAAAATGCGGCTGACCCAGACATCTTCTCTGTCACAGAAGACAGAATTGCAAGACAACAGTTAACTCTGTTACAAACATTTCTTTCAACATACGCTGAGGGCGAATGGAAACAGCAATTAATTAACGGACAAGTTCCTAAACTTAGTGAAATAGGAATCAATGAGTTGAATCGTTTTGCAAAAAAACATATTGAGTCTTATAAAAACGACAGCACTACTGGTCTTCCAGAGGTAATTTCTTCTATATACTCTGACGAATACAATCAGCAATTCCAGACTGGAGTTCCGTTTGTTACTATCGCTACGCACGGGACTAGTAGTGTGGACTTGATGTTAGGGCGTGATTTTAGACAAGATAAACTTGGCTCTAAACACGCAATTTTCTCATCACAAAATGGAGTGTTCTTTGCTGGTCAACAATCAACATCAGTTACATATTCCAAGAAAACATCTTCTGGTGGAATAACTCTTGAAGACTTGGCACAAAGACATTCTAAAGAATTTAAAGACGCATTTGATGCTTTAAGATTCCATACAGAAATGACCCTTGATGAAATATTGACGATGTTAATTGTCAATGAAAGAGGGACAGCATATGATGCATCTAAGAAGTTCTTTATAAAAACAAAAGATGGTTATGCTATAGATACAGCACTTGAGTATGTATTTATGCAAGTTACTGGATTAAATTTCAGAAGCGAAGAAGTAACGAAAAAGATTGAAGATACAGTTCTCTCTTATACTGGGAAGACATTGTCTGAACTTAAAGAGTATACTGCAAACCAAAAAGATAATGAAGTTGGAAAGGGAAGAGCATTAAGGACAGCATTAAGACAAGTAAGGAGAGAAATCTTGCGTGATGTGTTTGAATACGGCTCTTCTTCTAGCCTTGAAATGTTTGCTGGTATTGGAAAAGACAAGAAAACCAATGCTCCTAAACTGTCAGTATATGAGGCTGAAAAAGAAGGAGGTGGTCTCGGATACAGTATGGCAAAGATTATCTCATCAAACTTTACTATGCTTGATATGTTAAGAAAAGACATCGGTTTTGATGCTGGTGCATTTGAAATTTCTGGAGAAATGAAGGATGCTTGGAGTCCTCATTATGAAGGCGTAAGAAATTCAATTGATGCAAATAGTGAGAGAATAAAGAACGAATTTAAAAATGTACCGATGGAACTTCGTGCGGCTATCCGTATGGACAATCCCTTGGTTGTTGAAGGAAGAAAAGACTACAGCGAATATCACTTAAAGGACATTATGAAGCCAGCGATGGATGCTGGTCACGATGGCGTTATCTTCCGCAATATGCGTGATGGAGGTAAGTTTGACAATATTTATGTAGTCTTCAAGAACCATATGGACAGCAAGATTATGACTCTTGATACTACCTTCGATGAGCAAGGAGTTCCTAGAGGTAATGATGCCAACGGAAACAAGGTCAGATACGGAAAGGAACTTGGTCTTCGCCACCAGCCATCAGAGGGTGATGCTGGAGGAGGCAGAGTCTATGACCAAAACAGCAATCAATTTAAGTTTGGGTTCATCGGCAAATGGGCTGAAGAAAACCAAGACAAAATCAAGGACAAGAACATACAGTTTGTTAAGCGTAAAGATGGTTCGTATAGAATCACGATGACAGATAATTCTGGTAAAACCCAGAAGGTCGGACAAATCACGGCTATGATTGACGAATCGTCTGTAGTTGCAGGAGAAGGTGTTGCTGAACTTTCTTCTAATATAGACCCTAAGTTCAGAGGTCAGAAGTTGGCTAACGTCCTTTACAGCGAAATGGCTGAGCGTCTTCGCTCTATGGGGATAAAGTATGTTGATGGAACTATTGTAAATAAGGAAGGGGTTCCTGTGCAAGTTCGCAACACAGTCATTGGTCAAACATACTACAAGGGAAACAATAAACCAGCGTTTATAGAAGATGCCGCAAAGAAGATACAGGCTCTTCAGTCTGTTTATCCATCTAAAGGCGTTGGAGTATATAATGAACTCGACCCAAAAGCCCGCTATCAGCCAGCAGAAGGCGGTAGAACCTATACTAAAAAGCAAAAGAACGGAGAGTTCATCGGAAGATGGTCAGAAGAAGTTCCACACCTTAAGAAAGGACTTAAATTATTTTATGGTGAAATCAAGGGAGGGATGGGTCAAGAGGGTCTTACTTTAAGAGATAAACAAGGAGAGGTCGTTGCAAACATTCGATTTGAAAGATTTGGAGATGAGGTGTCTATTGAAAAATCCGAAGTTACTCCAGAGCATCAAGGCAAAGGATATGGATACCTTGTCTATAGTG